ATTTTTTGATGAAAATTTATCGTCACAATTATGTTTTGTAGATGGATCGAACGCCTATATTTATAATTATAATTTAGCGCCATCCGCCATAAGTGCGGCTGTATTTAATGATTTATCAGATCCGACGACAGTTTTTTTGCCTAATTATGTGACTTATCAAAATACTTACTTTATTTTTGGCAATTCACTTACGACAAATGAAGGCTCACAATGGGTCATTTTTCAACAAGATACAGCAGATACAGCTTATTCGCTGGCTTGGGTTCAAACATTAACTTTACAAACTAAACCTGATTTTGCAAAAGCTGTTTTACGCATACCAGGTAAAGGCAATAATATAATAGTTTTTGGTTCTACCGTTGCAGAATTATGGACAAATTTAGGCGGACTTCAAGTCTATCAACGTAATTCATCAGTCAATATCGATTATGGTGCGGTATCAGTTTCTACAATTGCGGCGAATGATGAAGTAGTTGCATGGCTTGGTATCAACGAAAAATCATCACCGTCAATTATGGTCATGACGGGAGGCGGAGCCTCACGAATCTCCACGGATGGAATCGACTATTTATTAAGAAGTGTTAAAGTCCCTTCAGCTTCAACGGCTTATCTTTACAGACAGAGTGGACATTTATTTTATATTTTAACGTTTATTGATCCGTCTGATAATTTTACGATCATGTATGATTTTACGACGAAAAAGTTTTTTGATTTGACGGATTGGAATTTTACATCTTTCCCTGCTCGTAATATCGTTTATTATAATAATCAAAGTTATTTTATTAGTTATAAAGATGGCTATATTTATGAAATCAATAGTGATTTTACTGAATATGATCTTACAGCTAATCAAGGCATGGCATTAGTTAATACAACATATCAGATCCCACGGGTTAGAATTACGAATACGTATCGATTGCCTTCCCCTGAAAAATTTAAAATTCATTTATTTACATTTGTTGTAGAGAGTGGGACGACACTTGAAGCATATGATCAGCCAGTATGTTTTGGCTATATTTTGACTGAAGATAGCAATGTACCTATCTACACAGAGATTGCATCAGGTGATGTACCTATCTTAGTTGAAGGTGGTTATTGTTATCTTAATAAACCACGCATAGACCTAACTCTCTCTAAAAATGGTGGAATTGATTATAGCAATACCGTTTCTTATCAATTAAAAGCGACAGGTCAATTTCAAAATCAACCGCGATTTATTAATTTAGGCTATGCTCAACAGATTAACTATCAATTAAGAATTTGGTCGTCTGGTCGAGTCGTATTAAAAAATGGTATGATGGAGGTAGGTCAATAGTATGTATATACCTACATTCATTAATATAAAATTCGTTGAAAATGATGGGTTTCTGTCATCAGAAATGCAATATTACAATGATGAATTGAATCAAGTCTTGCAGAATGGATTATCAGATAATGGATGGACATTACCACAGATTACCGCAGCTAATTTAGCATTAATCTATGCGGATATGCCTGATGGCACAATGTGGTATGAAACAGATAACAAAGAATTCGTAGTTAAAATAAATGGTGCGTTAAAGCAAGTTACAACGGCATCATACCCTTAAAAGGAATTAAATTATGTCGATATGGGATTCTTATAAAAATATTGCTACTGCCCCTTTAAGCTGGTTTGGAGGTGGTGAAGACCCTGCAAAGGCGGCTAATAAATATTTAGAACAAATCCCAGGTGTTGGTGAAAAATACTATAATCCTTATATTGAGGGTGGCAAAGAAGCCGGCGGTTTACTTAAAGATCAATACGGAAAAATGTTAGATCCAACCGCATTTATGGATGAGATCCTGAAACATTATAATACATCCCAAGGCGCTCAATATCAGTTAGGCAATTTAAGTAAAGATATCGGCAATACGGCAGCGGCGGGTGGTATTGCAGGAACGCCAGAGCATCAGCGTCAATACGGCGAACTCGCACAAGATATTATGTCAAAAGATATGCAGCAATATTTACAAAATGCATTAGGGATTCAAAAGACAGGTTTAGAGGGTGAAAATAATTTTTACAATAAAGGTTTTGAAGCATCCGGTTCATTAGCAGATCTAATTAGCGGTACATTAGGCTCTCAAGCAGGTTTAGCGTATCAAGGTGCTAACTCAAAAAATGCATCAAATGCTGCCTTTATGAATGCGTTAATGAAAGCTCTATCAACAGGTGCAGGCGCTTATTTTGGTGGTGCGGGTGGGGCTACGGCAGGTTCGAACATTGGAAAAAATATATTTGGTTAAGGAATAACTATGCCTGTTCAATTTCCGAATTTTTTAGCGGCTCAATTGGCGAAGTCTGACTACTCAGGGCTTGGCGATATATTTGAAAATTACTACGCCGGTAAAGCGATGCCACGCAATGATATTATTAATAAATATCAAGCAATGGCAGCACCAGAAGATTACTTGATTAAACAAATTCAGGCCGAATTCGCTCGTCCGAAAGCTCAAGCAGAATTAGCTACAAATAAACTATCACAGCAAAGTACATCATTATCTAATCAAAATATGGCATTACAGATTCAACAATTAAAAAAAGAATTAGCAATGCAGGCAGAGATTGATAGACAGATCAAGAAAGCTCAAATGTTAGGCGGCCAAGGTGGCGGCAATGTGGGTGGTGGTGGATTTGGTGGTCAAGCGCCGCAAAACATGCTAGCAAATGGCAATCAACCGAATTTATTCATGCCGCAAAATATGTCATTTGCTAATCAGCCCATGAATGATTTAACTAAAATGCAAAATGTTTCACCTGCATTGAAAGAATTACTTGCTAATCCTGTGATAAAAGGGCAAGAAGCAAATCCAATGCCGAGTTTTGTTAATGACCATCCAGCAGAAGCACAAAAAGCAGATAACACACGTTTTCAGGAATTAGAGCAAGGAAATCCTGTGTTCTATGGGATAGATAAACTTTATGAATTAAATCCATTAGCAAGGTCAGCACTTGAGAAAAGAGGATTTAAGTTTGAACAAAAAAGAGAATCGGATAAAAAATCAGGAATAGAAAAAATTTATACTCAGTGGCCAAGTGGTCGAGTAACTATAAAAACAATATTACCTCAACTTAGTCAAGGTGAGAAAGCGCCTGTTAAATTGACCAATGCAATATTAACTCAAAATCAAAGAGTTATTACATCTGTAGATAACGCTTTACCTGAATTAGAAAAATTAAAAGAATTACCACGTTTTGATCGTTGGTCACTTTTTCACGGTGATGAAGCAAACGATTATCAAGGTTTTGTTGAAGGAATAAAAGATAATTTATTAGGAGCATTTGGTCTAACTTCTACTGAAAAAGGGCTAGAAACTGCGAAAAATATGGTTTTAATTGGTAAAAATGAATCTAAAGCAGGATATTTAAAACGTATTGATAAACTTATTGAACGATTAAAAGAGAAACAAGCATATTCTAAAAAATTATTAGAAAACGCTATTCCTATAGAATCAAATGAAACTTACTCATCAAATGATTGGGAAGTCACTAATGCCAAATAATGACATTATTACCATTAAAAATAAAAAAACTGGTGAAATTAAAAAAGTATCTCGTTCTAAATTTGTTACTTCTGATAATAATAATATCAATAAATCTTCTCAAGGATTTAATGGCATAGTTTCAGATATAGGTAATAGTTTTGAAAATGTTTTGCCTAATGCTTGGAATGTAGTAAAAGCATTACCAGGTGAACTTGCTAATTCAGCTCAACAAATTGTTACGCATCCAATTCGAGCTGTTGAAAATGTAGGTGCTGGAATAGGTGAAGGAGTTATAGGTGGTTTAAATATTCCTGCAAATTTATCAGCATATCTTGCAGAAAAAGGAATAGCTAATCCACAATTTAATGAATTAATGCAAAAAGCCAAAATTGGTGATTTAGGTATAGAAAAAAAGATGGGATTAGATCAACCACAAATAGGTGATACATTATTGCGTGGAATAGGTTCATTTGCACCTTATAGTCGAATAGGAAGATTAGCGGAAGGTTTGAAAGGTGTAGGAAAAAG